TTAAACCAAACCATATTGCTTTTTGGAATGTAGAAACTGAAAAAAAGATAGTTGTTAAATCAGATTATCCAATTAAATATATTATAAGGGAGGAATAATATGTCAGAAGAAATTAAAGAAATTAAAGAAATTAAAATAGAAAAAAAGTTAGAACCTGTAGCAGTAAAAGAACCTAAACAAAAAATTAGGGTTGATCTTGATGTGGATACCTCAATCAGAGACATAGGCGTAAACCCATATGGAAAATGGATTCACTTAGCAAGAGCAATAGATAGTTGGAGAATATTCCCTAGAATATTCATAACAACGTATATTATATTATTATACAAATGTGTAATATGGTATATGGAATTAGGACAACCTAGTATGGAACAATCAGGATTAATTTCTGTTGTTGTTGGTGCTGGCGCTGCCTGGTTCGGATTATATGCAGGATCAGATAAGGGTAAAGATAAATAACTAATATGGCATTACCAATAGTAGAAAACCAAGGTACAGACCAAACACAACAAGCGATTGACAGTTTAGGTCAGATAATAAAGGCAAAGGTTAACAGCTCAATTGCAGCCTCAGCTAAGACTATTCTACCCAATATACCTAAAATGATAAATGAGTTAACAGTTGATTTGAAGAAAGGTCCTGTTCATAGTTTTACAAGAGTGATTGTGAAATTAGAAAAATTGGTTGAAAAGTTAGGTCTAGATTTAAGAGAATACAGTACAGAGTTGGCAGATTTATTGATACAAAGAGAAACAAAGGCCAGAGAGTCAGAGGAGACTGTAACAAAATTAAGAGAACAAAATATTGTTGCACGTGTTAATAAAGAGACCAAAGAGGTTGAAGTATTAACTAGATCACAAATAAGACAAGAAGAAAAGATATTTAAATTAAAAGAAAAGAATATTACAAAAATAGAAACAGAATTAGATAGAGATAGAAAAAAATTACAGGTTGGGGATAGTTTATCCAATAAAGAAAAGAAAACAACAAAAGATAGAATAGTTGCTAATACAAAAGAACTAGATAAATTAAAAAAAGATAAAGATACTTCAGGCGATACACTTAACGTCACTGCCAACACAGGACAAAAATCTAAAGGATTGCCTATGTTTTTAGATCAATTAAAAATGGCTTTCATGGAACCTTTTCATGCTATAGGTGAAGCTTTTAATATGATGAAAGATACAGGTAAGGGTTCAGTAGAACTAGTTAATTTCTTAACTGGTGGTATATTCTTAAAAGCATTTAAAGGTCTTTGGAAAGGTTTAAAAGCAATAGGTGGTTTTTTCTCACTTGCTAGATTAATATTGATTGCTAAATTTGCATTGGTAATTGCTGCTATTGTTTTTGTTGCAACAAAGATAAAAGCAATTGGGCAATTCTTCAAAAAATTGATGGATTGGTTCAAATATTCATGGTTAGGTAGAAAATTAGGTTTAGTAGATGAGGAAGGTGAAGCAGCAAAATCAGATGAACTTAAAAAACTACAAAATAAATTAGCAGATGAAAAATCTAAATCAGCTCCAGGTAGTGGTTTCTGGTCCGATGACCAAGATCCTGAAAAGATAGCAAAACTAACGGCAAAGATAGCAGATTTAGAAATGGATTTAATGTCTACAGCAACAGCTGGAAAAATACCTACAATCAAAGATGAAATGGATAAGGCTGATAAAGGACTGGAAGTTACTGTTCCTTTGGCATATAACAGCAATAAAAAATTTTATGAAGACAAGAAAGCGCAAAAAGACGCTGTAGCAGAATTTGAGGCTTTGAATTTAGCTAATAACGATTATTTAGCAAAAAAAGGTATTGATACAAGCATTTTTAATAACGTAGTTACTGATAACAGTCAAGCTTCAAATGCAAATATTAGTGTTGTAGATGATTCAAAAGATGGAACTATAATAGATACTTCGGATAGTCGTTGGACAGATTAGGTTAAATCCTTTTCAGTAATAATTTTAAATTCAGCACCTTGAGTTTTACAATATTTGGTAGCGGCTTGCCATTTAGCCTTATTTCTGATATATTCAAGAGACTCTCTCATATAAGATTTAGTTTTTCTGCTAGTTGGTTTTTTAGGTGGAACACATTGGCGTGATGGTTTAACTTCAATTACTACCCTATTACCTTTAGTTGTCTTTGCTACAAAATCTGGAAAGTATCTATGCCATTTATTATCAATGGGACTATAATATCTAATAGGCAATTCTTCACTAGCCCAATGTTCTATATTGTGACTATTATCTAAATACACCATCATACGTCTCTCTAAAAGAGAACGGTATATTATATTCTTTACATCACCAACATATTTTTTGGGGTTCTCTGGTTTATATAATCCTTTAAAAGATTTCTTCATATCCGTTATAAATATACCAGTATATATAAAGGAAGTAAATATGGCTTGGACAAACAAGATCAAAAACATAGTTAAAGGTAAAATAGGTAACATGGTTTCTGGCGCAATTGCTAGTAAATTATCCTTTGCCTCATCTGGTCAAACAACCAAAGTGGCAGCCAAACTATTAAACAAATCGCCGTTAGAGATAGGAACAACAGGTCCATTATCACATATGGAGTCTATAAATAATCCATATCAATATGGTACAGTATACTATCCAAATGAAACATCTAATTTAGGTGCCGGCCATTATATTATATTTGATATTGTATCTCACAAATCATCCAAATTTAAACAACAGACTTTTCAGAATGGACAATTAGATGGTGGTAAAACACTATCTGGTTTTGAAGCTCGCCATAAACCCAAAGGCAGTAGAACTAGAATAGCAAACATAAAAAGAAATGGCATATCCCAATCCAGCAGATTAAGATCAACATCTTCTGGTCTAGTATCCAAAACAGGTGATACGCATAATTATATTTCAGATAGTATTATATTATATACGCCAGCAGAGTCAATGAAATTTAATTACAGTGTGGGTTATGAAGATACACAAACAGGTTTAGCAGGTGATTTAGGCCAAGCTATTGGTTCTGTTATGAATCAAACTGGTTGGATAGATAAAATAAAAACAGCTGGTAAAAAAGGCGGTCAACTGATTGGTGAAGTAATGAAGTCAGCTGGATTTGGGGCTATTGGTATAATACCAGGTTTTGAAAATGCTAGACAAACATTAGACAAAGCATTAGGTCAAGCAAAGAACCAAAATTTAGAAATGATATTCCAATCTGTGCCATTTAGATCATTTAATTTTCCATTTATATTTGCACCAAAAGATGAGTCAGAGAAAGACCAAGTACACAAAATTTTACAATTGTTAAGATTTCATATGTTACCTGAACAATCAAATGGTCTTCAAGGAGGATATTTCATAACACCATCTGAATTTCAAATAACATATATGTACAGAGAAAGTGAAAACTCATATATACCAAGAGTTAGCCGCTGTGTTTTAAAATCATGTAATATTGATTATGCACCCGAAGGTGTTGTATCATCATTAATACCAGATGAAAAAGGCGCACCGCCAACTATTATTAAAATGGATTTAGAGTTTGGTGAAACAGAAATTATGACTAAACATACTGTAGCGGAGGGATTCTAATATGGCATATTTTGAAAAGTTTCCAAAAGGCAAATATTCTAACGATAATATTACATACAAACAGGTTACCGATATATTCAAACGAGTTAAAATCAGAGATAAGATAATTAACGAGGCAAGTTTATACCAAGAGTATGATGTACCAAATGGTGAAAGACCTGAAGATACAGCAATGAAACATTTTGGTGATCCTCAATATCATTGGGTTATATTAATGACAAATGCTGGTCACGATGGTTTTTATGATTGGCCTTTAGATTTCAGAGCATTTGAATCCTTTGTTGACACAAAGTATTCCAATCCAGACGCAATACATCATTATGAAAAGGTACAATCAAGTGGTCCAACCAAATCAAACGATTATTCACATATGATAGAGGTAAACAGTAATGAGTCTGGTGCTCAATCAGTTTCTAATAGAGAATATGAACAAAGAATACAAGATCAAAGAAGAAAAATCAAATTACTAAACCCAGGTTTCTTGCCTGTATTATTAGAAGAATTTGACAAATTGATAAATGAATAATTATGTACGATCAAATAAACGCTGACACATTAACAAAAGCTGGCCAATTTTCCTTATCAGATATACAATTAATATCTTATATATCTGCTGAAGGTGGTAGTAATCCAAAAAAAATTAGTATCAGATCACAAGTACTAGAAATCAATATATACGAGGATATATTTACTAAAGGCCTATCAGGTAATGTAGTAGTGGTAGATAACCAAAATGTTCCCAATCACTTACCTCTTACCGGGTTTGAACGAATAGAATTTAAACTGAATACACCTGGTATTGCAAAAGGTTTTGATTTCACATCGGTGACCGGCCACCCTATGTACATATATAAAATATCAGCCAGACGAGAACTTGCTCCAAGAACACAAATGTATGTTTTAAATTTTGCCTCTAAAGAAATATTAACAAACGAGACAAAGAAAATCTACCGATCTATGACAGGTACTATAGATCAAATGGTACTGGATATATTCAGACGTGATATAGAATCCAATAAGACATTAATATTAGAAGAAACGAAAGGTGCTCGTAAGTATGTGCCAACAGGATTAAGGCCATTTGAATTTATTCAAAGTTTAGGAAACTCAGCTGAATCAGGTAGATATAATAATGCTGGTTATTTTTTCTATGAAGACAGTACAGGATATAGATTTAGAAGTTTAGAAAATATGTTGGCGATTACAGATGGAGCGGCTAGACCTGCTGTTGCACGATTTGAAAAGAAACCAAGGTCAGTTAAAGGTGGTACTGGTGTAACCAATATCATACAAGAAATGCAGATAGTGGATAATTTTCAAATAATGAACCAATATGACACAATACAGAATTTAAGGAATGGTGTATTTGCAAGTAGAACTATTGCACACGATTTAATGGATAAAACATATACAATACATGATTATGATTACAATTTGGACTTTGAAAAATCACACCATACAGAGCATGATGGCAGTGGTGGTAAAACAGATACTAAATCAATGGCGCCAGTGATAAACTATCATGGTAACCAATTTAGTGATTATGCAGAGACTCGTACATTTATGAAATCTACAACAACCAAAATACATGATGATTTTGAAGGTGTTCCAAAAGGTACTACAATGGCCAAAAGATTATCACAAAAGTTGGCTTTCGCCTCAATGCAGGTAGCACTCACAGCAAGAGGATTCACAGGATTGTCCGCTGGTGATGTAGTTGCATTAGAGATTCCGTCATACGAACCGGCAGGTGCTGATAACCCTTTAGATAACGATCCCTATATGTCTGGACGCTACCTGGTTAAGAACATACGACATAAAATAGATACTACTAAAGATAATCACACAATGGCGATTACGTGTATGAAGGACGCCGTAAGGGTTCCATATCCAGAGGAGGAAATAGATACCTTTACAGGTAGGGAAAACGCCGAGGCCATCAACGTATTACAATATGATTTAGATGACGCAATAATAACTGAAGCAAATAAAGGAGGTCCACCAAGTGTACTCTCATAGGCTTAGAGAATCTCCGAAATTTCCGACCGCTCCGCTCGCTTTGACGATAGATATACTAACGGAGGCCATATAAGAGGCCATGACGAGAGGATTTGACCATAACATATTAAAGACAAGATTAAGGAACAATGAATATGACAATGTATAATAAAGAGAACAACCCTTATAGACACATAGACCTTATTCTCAAGGCGGCCTTTGTTAAAACACTTTCATGGTCACAGAGAATACACAACTCACTGGCAATCAGAGGTAGGCCAATAGCTAAAGTCATGCTAGCGCATGCCTATTCCATTGGGAAAGGTTATAACACACTAATAAATAAGAATACGCAGGCCTATAGAGACCACGTAAAGAATAAAGGCCATTTGCGTAAGGATAAAGTTAATAGGTAAAAATGACGTATAGTGTAGAGATTAAAAACAAACATATATCGGAAAATATTTAAGACAATGGCCAAATTTATAGGAAAGAATACAGAGTTTACATGGTTTTGTGGTGTCGTAGAGGACAGGCACGACCCAATTAAAACAGGCCGGCTTAGAGTAAGGTGTTTAGGTTTTCATACAGAAAATAAAAGTTTATTAACAACGGCCGATTTACCGTGGGCGACAGTGATGTTGTCTACGCAGAGTCCAGGTATTTCTGGACTAGGAACTTCACCGAGTTTTTTAGTTGAAGGCAGTTGGGTATGGGGATATTTCCGTGACAGTGGCCACCAGGAGCCTGTCGTTTGTGGGAGTTTGCCAGGTAAACCGAAATATTATGGCAATCCTGACGTAGGATTTAATGACCCAATTAGGAGATCAGAGGAAGATATTGAAGATAAGGCCATTGAGGATTACGGAGCCGATAACGAAGATGATGACAACTACCACAAGTCGGTATATCCTCGCAACATTAACGAGACTGATACAAATAGACTCGCAGTCCACAATACAGAATTAGAACACGGCAGTTTAACGGCCAGGGTTTTAAATCGTTTAGATAAAAGTAAACCTGGCGAAGGTTGGGTTTCTATTGCAACGGCCGATTTTGATTTACTCACGGCGGCCGATGGATCGGAAATACTGGCCTCTGATAGTACTTCTTGGTCAGAACCTAAAATACAATACGATGGCCTTGGTGTTTTATCCGAAGAAGGAGAAGAAATAACACCTCACACTTACAATGCCGTTTACCCATATAATCATGTATTTGAATCCGAGTCAGGCCATATAAAAGAGTTTGATGATTCATATACAATAGAAATTATTGACGGCGAAGAGGTAAGAACAAATTATTACCGAATACATGAACGCCACACTTCTGGTACTTCTTATGAAATGACCAACAACGGAGACCTGGTGACCAAAGTGGCCAACGATAATTATCAGTTAATCGCCGGCACTCACAATACTAATATAAAAGGAAACTCCGATATTACTATTAATGGCCGCCACAAAATATTCATTAACAAAGATGGCGAAGAAGAAAACAATTACGATATACATGTAGGCAAGAACGCCAACATAAACATACAAGTAGATCAAGGTGATATTAATATGGTAACCAAAGATGGCCGAATTAATGTAAATGCAGGTGGCGATTACAATGTTAAAGTGGGAGGCAATTACACAATATTAGTAGAAGGTAATAAACAAGAAGATGTGGCCGGCACAAAGACATCTAACACAACAGGCGCAGTAACACATAGAGGGGCTACGATAGACCTTAATCCTTAAACTCAATAAAATTTTTCATATATGCCAGCGCTATTGATCCTGGGTCCACCAGGTTTAATCTATATTTGCAATAACAATCATTAGCATTATCCTTTATCTTATTTTTTTCCTCCAGGATTGCCGGTGGCCGGATAAGCAGGCCTCAACTGTAAGTTGATCTACGGAACGTCACGTATTGGAGCATTGACTTTATCACATAAATAGTATATGATTATGTTAATGGATTTAACTATAAATTTATTATTGATAAGTCTTCCTTTTTTATTAGTATTAGCTTTACTGATTATGTGGAACAATGAAAAGCCTGGCAAATAAGATATATTATATTTGTGGGATATTGGCCATTATAACAGTATTTCTATCCCTATTATTATTACTTCTTTAGACACTATCTTTATCTATGAAGATATATGGATGACCTGGATTGCAAGCATTGTAGGTTTCTTTATTATTTGGTTGAAGTCTTAAATAAAGGGTCTTCCATAAAAGAACACAGGCAAACTATGTCTTTCGCCGGTCTCTATAGGTGTTACCCTATGGCCTAACCAAGCAGGGAATACAATAACAGTTCCCTTTTTCATATCTATTGTAAAGTCTTCTATATCATGTTTCTTTATTTGAAACTTACCACCTGTAAATTCAGATGGTTCATTAAGTAATATAGTCATTGATATTTTTCTTGTAAGATTATGTAATGGATCAGCAAGGTTCTTTATTACACTATTGTGGCCACATATTCCGTCTCTATGCCACATGTATTGATTACCTGGTTTATAATTATGTAATTGTATTTGTTCACCATCTATACTGTAATGCCAACCTTTATCATTAGCTTTATTCATATAGTGGTATAATCTTTCAAGTAACCAAGGATCGGTTTTCTCACATTCTATTATACGTTTTATTTCTTCGTCATTAAAGGCGTTATGTTCCTGGTAGTATAAAGGATCAGATTCTTTCTGGTATTTAAAATGATTATTACTATCAGGACAACTCTTTGGTTTATCGTTGGTCATCCATTTCATACAAGTATTTAGGAGTATTAACTTGTTATTATTATTCTATTAGACACTAGGCCTATAAATCTTACAAAACATATATAACGGTGTTGAGTTTCAAGGAAGGCTCCAAAGCCCTATAGGCCGGACACTGATCGGTCATTGATTACTAATCGCAAAAACAATTTTCACTTTTTACACTAATCTTTTATAAATATAAGTGTTGGTATTTACCAACTATTTCATTCTATATCTAATATTTCTGACGTGATTTATTAATAAAAAAATAAATTGTAAGGAGATATAGTGGAGCATAAAAATAACAAAGTAACATATCACGATATTAAGTATGCTTTGTTGGCATTTAAGAAGAAGGCACCGAAGGTACCGAATTATACGTGTACAGACATTGATAATATAATTATGACTCTTGAACATTTACATAATGGCACGAAGAAATTAACAAAGGTCCGTCTTGATGTTTTAGAACGCAAGTTGGAACGTCTACGATCTTCCAATGAAATGCTAAGAGACTCGGGTATCTATTGGTACGGTATCTGTAAAAAGCTATTAGCGCAATATGAAGGTGAGTTAAGTAAAAAAAATCGGAATTAAGTTCCGATAGTTCTAGGAGGAACGAAAAATGGGAGAATTTTTTCTTGTTATTATGATGTGTATAGGGACTGCTTGTCAGACGATACACAACGAAGTACCATTTGAAACATATGATAACTGTTATCAACAATCAGTGGTGATAAGTCAAGAGTATAATAAAAAATATCCTACTAGTGTAGGTCAATGTTATTGTTTAACAAAAGAGCAATATGAAACTTACCTAAATAATACTACAGAACAAGATAGAAGTATATTAGGTGAAGAGCCTAAAATAGGTAAACAAACTGGTATGCCTATCTAAAGGAAAATTATGATTACATTAACGGAAGGTGCGAAAGCACATTTAAATATTTTAAAAGAAAAACATAAAGTAGATTATGTTAGACTAGAAGTAAAAGGTGGTGGCTGTGCAGGTCACGAATACGAATGGTCATTTATACCAAACGAATTTGAAAAGACACCAACTAAAGATGATATTATAGTTGACAATCTAGTAGTAATAGATAATCTATTTGAAATATATGTCGCAGGTATGGAGTTGGATTACAAAGAAGAAATCTTTGGTAGTTCTTTCCAATTCAAAAACCCTAATACTAAATCATCATGTGGTTGTGGAACATCTTTTAGTATTTAACTAAATAGTTTTATATTATGATTGAAACGAATAGAGAAAAGATAGACATGTGTTTTAAAGAACACGGTATCAAAATAAAGGAAAATTCCTTTTTTGATAGAAGACATAAACGTTTAAACATTGATCTATCTCATAGGTGTCCATTAGAATGTTTACGTTGTGGTCGTCAAAGAAGTTACTTATACAAAGGCCTTAAAGTACCAGGCAGAGATTTAACAATACCTGAATTTAATAAATTATTGGATTGGTTTACAAGAATATCTTTTTGTGGTCAATATTCAGACCCAATACATCACCCAAAAATAAACGAATTATTAAAAATCACAAAAGAACGTGGTACTAAAGTTGAAGTACATGTAGCTTCATCTTTAAAACCTATGCAACATTATATCAATGCCTTTCAAGCAAACCCTAAAGCAAATTGGATATTTGGTATAGATGGCATGCCTGAAGATAGTAGAATATATAGAAAAAATCAAGATGGCGAAAAACTATTTAAGATTATGTTAGAAAGTAAAAAGTATCTTTCCACAAAACCATTATGGCAATATATTATATTCAGTTATAATGAAAGGAGTATTGGGCAAGCAATGAAAATGGCCAAAGATAATGATGTTAATTTTATAATAATTAATAGTGCAAGATGGACAGATGATGATGATTGGTTAAAGCCTAAAACAAAAAGTACATTAAATGACCATAGCGAACATCAATCCATTGAGGAGTGTGTAAGGGGTGGTTGTTTTGATAGGAAAAACGGAGATGATTAAAAAAAGAATTGGAGGAATTAATAGGTCTGCTGATATTAGAAGAATCAATAACTCTTTAGGAGCTAAATCACCATTAAGAGCAAAAGGAGATATTGAGTTAGACCCTTTATGTTTTAAAGACGCAATTGCTTTAGCAGTTTCTAATCAAGGTGTATTACTACCTTGTTGTAGAATTGACGATCCAAATACAATGAACGACCCATTAATGCAAGATATGTTGAAAGCAAGTGTTATAGATGATAACAATAAAATAGAAGATATATTAAAATCAAAACAATGGAAACAATTTGCAGAAGACTTATCAAATAATATAGGACCAAATGCATGTAGGACTACATGTGCTAAGTCAAAAAAATATACACAAGTGGTAGAATGGATAGATACTGAAAAAGGTGAAGCAACACATGTGGAGAAAAAATAATGAAAATATTAATATTTCTTTTAGCAATGTTTTATGCTACAACAATACAAGCATTAGACTTGTTAATGTATTCAAACAAGCATTGTCATATTTGTCAAGCATTTATTAAACAAGTCGCCGAAGACTTTAGCTATTCATATGGTTCTAAAAATAAAGAATTACCACTTACTATTATAGAACATAATGAAGAACCTTTTTGGTTTATAATGGCAATGAACGAAAATAGAATTAAAGGTATTAGAGGAACACCAACTTTTATTATATGGAATGGTAGAAAAGAAGTTGCAAGATTAGTAGGCTATTCTAGTAAAGAAAGTTTCTATAGTAGATTAGATGAAATGTTTAAAAAATGATAACAATATTAAAAGTAATATTAGGTTTTTTGTTTATCTGTCTATGTGGTGGAGTTATATTTTATGTCTTGTTAGACCTTAAACCTTGGAAGAAAAAGAAAAAAGATATTGATGAAAAAGTTGAAAATGATACAGATAGCAACCACTAAAGATATTCCAGAGTTATGTATTCTTCTTAACTATCTATTTGAAAAAGAAGTTGAGTTTAAACCTAATTATAAAACACAAAGTCGTGGTTTAGAAATGATACTCAACAATAACAATATTGGTAATATTTTTGTTGCAAAAAAAGATGAAGATATAATTGGAATGGTTTTACTTTTATATACAGTATCAACAGCATTAGGTGAACGAGTTGCTATACTTGAAGATATGATTGTGTCTCCTGATTATAGAGATTCAGGTGTTGGTTCAAAGTTATTAGATTATGCTATAGAATATGGAACTAAAAAAGGATGTAAACGAATTACTTTACTTACAGATAAAACAAATGTACAAGCACAAACATTTTATAAACGACATAACTTTAATCCTTCAACAATGATTCCATTTCGTAAGATGATAAAGGATTAGAAATGGATAACATACTACAAGAAAAAATTAACAAAAAATATGATGCTGGGTTTACAACAAACGTTGAATCAGTAACATTACCACCAGGCCTTAACGAAAACACAATAAAACAAATTTCAAAAATTAAAAAAGAACCTAAATGGTTACTTGAATTTAGATTAAAAGCATACCGTAGATGGAAAATTTTAAAACAACCCGATTGGGCAAATCTTAATATTAAGCCTATAGACTATCAAGCAATATCATACTACTCAGCACCAAAAGTAGGTCCTAAATCATATGATGATGTTGATCCAGAAATTAAAAAAGATTTTGAAAGATTAGGAATACCATTAACTGAAAGAGCCAAACTAGCAGGAGTGGCCGTTGACGCTGTATTTGATTCTGTATCCGTTGCTACTACATTTAAAGAAGAATTATCAAAAAAAGGAATTATATTTTGTTCATTTTCAGACGCAGTACAAGAACATCCTGATCTTGTAAAAAAATATTTAGGATCAGTTATACCTATAAGTGATCATTCATTTGCCGCTTTAAATTCTGCTGTATTTACAGATGGTTCATTTGTATATGTGCCACCAGGAATAAGATGTCCAATGGAGTTAAGTACATATTTTAGAATCAATGCGGCTAACACAGGACAGTTTGAAAGAACTTTAATTATAGCAGACAAAGGCAGTTATGTAAGTTACCTTGAAGGTTGTACAGCACCAATGAGGGATGAGAATCAACTACACGCTGCTAACGTAGAACTTGTAGCACTAGATGACGCAGAAATAAAATATTCAACAATACAAAACTGGTACCCAGGAGATCCTATTACAGGTAAAGGCGGTATATACAATTTTGTTACTAAACGTGGCAAGTGCAAAGGACGTAATTCAAAAATCTCTTGGACACAATTTGAAACTGGTTCTGCTATAACTTGGAAGTATCCATCTTGTTTATTAATGGGTGATAATTCAGTAGGAGAATTTTATTCAGTTGCATTAACAAATGGAAAACAACAGGCTGACACAGGTACTAAAATGATTCACATGGGTAAAAATACTAAAAGTATAATTATATCAAAAGGAATATCTGCAGGACATTCATCAAATACGTACAGAGGTTTAGTAAAGATTTTGAAAAATGCAAGTAGTTCAAAAAACTTTACACAATGCGATTCATTAATACTAGGTAGCCATTGTTCTGCTCATACAGTACCATATATTGAAAATAAAAATTCAACAAGCCATTGTAATCACGAAGCAACTACATCTAAACTAGATGAAGAACAACTATTTTATGTAAGACAACGTGGACTAAAAGATGAAGACGCTAGAAACTTGCTTATATCAGGTTTTTGCAAAGATGTATTTCAAAAACTACCTATGGAATTTGCAGTAGAGGCACATAAACTATTAGAAGTTAGTATGGAAGGATCAGTTGGATAGTAAAAGGTAAAATGAAAAAGAAATTAGTAATTGGTGGTTGTAGTTGGTCAGATATTGAATATGTTAATTTAATAAATTCACCAAAAGGTGTTGTACCAGGGCAAAGGTATGATGGTGATATAATTACTATAAAGAATTTTCCTAATTGGGCACAACTACTAGCAAAAAAATTAGATATGGAATTAGTTTGTTTAGCAAAGTGTGGTTTTGGTCAACAAGGAATATTCTCAACAATACAAGATTACGTGGTGTCACATGATCCAAAAGAAATTGGTTTATGTATTGCAGCCTGGTCAAAAAGTCAAAGAGCAAATTGGCAAAAAATTTCTTTAAATTGGGATGATAGTAAACCTAATTTATACGGTCATGTACATTTTTGGATATTAGATTCATTAAGATACATGTATGCCTTTCAAACATTAATGGAAAATAATAGAATACCATATAGACATTTTCAAATGATTTCTTTATTTATAGATCATCTATATGAAGTAGAATATAAAGATAATGGTATACCATTTAGAAAGATATATAATAGTTGTTGTGATGTAATTAAAACATCACCATACTTCCATAAAATGAAAAACTTTATTGGTTGGCCTATCATTGACGAATGTGGTGGTTTTGTTCTTGGTGATGTACAAATACATAAAAATTGGGGAGTGGAAAATAGATTAGCCAATAATATACCTAATTCTACCTTTAATCCTGCTAATAGTACTTATGAAGAACGGCAGAAGAACTCCGTATCCGAGGAAAGAGTACACGACAAAGATACAGATATGAAGTTATTAAATGTGGAGGACGATGGAAGAACATTATATAAAATAGCTCCAAAAGATTTAGTTAATTATGATTATGTTATTAGTAAAGCTAATACACACCCAAATAAAAAAGGACATGAATGGCTTGCAAACTATATAAAGTTGTACGGATTTAATAGTCAAAGAGTGCAAGAAAAGGATAAAATATGAAAGTAGGATTTACGTGTAGTGCTTTTGATTTGTTACATGCTGGTCATGTACAGATGTTAAAAGACGCTAAAGAAGAATGCGATTACTTGATTGTTGGATTACAAACTGATCCAACTATAGATAGACCAAAAGAAAAGAAAAAACCAATACAAACATTGGTAGAGAGAAGTATACAACTTAATGCTATAAAATATGTAGATGAAGTTATACCATACGAAACAGAAAAAGATTTAGAAGATATATTCCAAATGTATAATATATCAGTTAGAATTATAGGTGAAGAATATCAAGGTAAGAATTTTACTGGTAAAGAGATATGTGTTAAGAAACACATAAAGATTGTTTACAATAAAAGAGAACATAGGTTCTCCACCACCGATTTAAGAAAACGTATTATAGATAGTTAATTATATCTAAAATAGTTATTGTTTGGATTTCTATAATATAAACTAAATGTATCAGCACCAAAAATATGACAAAAAGATTGAGGTCTTTTGTAATTTGGTTTTGAACAACCTCTATATCTATATCTAACTTTCTTGGCGTTTTTAGCTCTAGTAATTTCTTTAAAGTATTTTAAATACTTAATTGGTATACCAGCAGCTATACAAGACCCTTGATATTTAAATGGGTCTAACATATGTTTAAGTAATAATGGGTTTACTATATTTCTAAAAACTCTATCACGTCTATTCATATTATCCTCTTAATCTTCTTTGTGAATCCATATACAAAGGACCAGTCCATTTGATATGGTAATTGCCATTTAGTACATTTCCTCTAGGAGAATTTAAAGCAGGTGCATTATAACCAGCCGCTTTTAATATATCGCCTTTTTTAAAGTGTTTAAAATCATTTATTACGATAAATGCAAAAACACCTCTGTCATGTACGATCTTAATGTACTTTTGACCTTTTTTTACTGTTGTTTTATTATCCCAATTTGCGATTTCTTCTTTTGAGTAGTCAGAAACGTTACCATTTTTGTCGGTAGTCCAAGAAACATAATCTGCCTTGGCACCATTCATCATATTTTTAACTCCTTCATCTAAAGAAGTTGCTTTTAAATTAACAATTGTCATTATTTCCCTCCATAGTGTATAATGTTAATATGCCTGAAATTAACATAATTCCAAACATTACAAAGAACATTGGCCAGTTATCGTTTCCTAAACAATGACCACCACAATCTTCAATGAAACCAACTGCCATTATAGCAGAAAGTATAGTTGTAATACTAAAAAAAGTATTCATAGTGTTTTCCTTTATTATTTTCATTTATTGGTCCACTATACCAGATAAATATAGAAAAGTCAACAAAAAAATGCTCAAAAATACAAAAAATATACGTAAAATGGCGCTTTTTTTAGCCTGTTCGCTTTTTGTTCTAGTTTCTTGCTCAAAAAATGTTGAAAATTGCAGATTTTTTGATTTTGATACAGAATCAGTAAAAAAATATGCAAAAAATTTATCCGGAAATGATCTTTATACTCATATTCGCTGTAATTTTTAAACCTAAATAATATTATGATTTATTGTATGAATTGTGGAAATAAATCTCACGAAGATGTTCTAAAAAGAACGGAAATAGACGAAAATGGCAGAATTTACGAAATTGTCGTTTGTCAATATAATAGAATTGAAGAAAATATAGAAATAGAGGAAAATGATGAGTAAAATGCGAGAATTTAAATTTATAGATGATGAAAAAGGCGAAAAAATAATAGAATCAACTTCATTTAAGAAAGCAGTTAAATCTTTTCAAAATCAAGTTAAACAAAAAATGGTATACGTTGAATGGGTAAGTAAAAAAGGTCTGGAAATGACCAAATGGCAAATATTACCATTAGGTAGAAAAGACAAAATAGGAAGATAATGCCAGCAGTTAGTAGAAAAGGCGACGCTTTAAGTACAGGACATGCTTGTGTAGGTTCAACTATACTTGATACACCAGGACAAGGTACTTGTAGAGCAAATAGTATTCTAATTGCTAGAGTTACCGATCCAACTGTACCTCACCCAGCGCCTCCAATACCTCCTTGCCCGAATCATGTTAAAGTTGTTAACGTTGGCTCTTCAACTGTTAGAGTACATAGCTTAGCAGTAGCAAGAATTGGCGATAGTACAGACGCAGGAGCTATGACTGCAGGATCATCAAATGTTTTTAGCGGTTAATTACCAATTGTCGTATAAATATAAGCATGCCAAACTTTGATAGTAGCAATACAAACAATAGCAAAAGAGCAAATAGAATCTATAAAGACTTGGATTTGAATTTTGGTCGTAATCCTGTTACTAATGATGTAAACAAATTGACCGATGTAGAGGCTGTTAAACGAAGTGTTAGAAATTTAATACAAACTTCTCACTTTGAGAGACCTTTTCATCCAGAAATTGGCAGTGATGTTAGAAGTATGTTATTTGAACCAATGACACCTCTTACAGCGCTTAATTTACAAAGAAAGGTTAACGAAGTTCTTGATAATTTTGAGCCTAGAATTAAATTAGTACAAATTTTAGCTAGACCAGACCTTGATAGAAATAGTTATCACTTAACAATAATGTTTTATGTTATAGGTACAACAGAGCCGGTAACAATAGAAACATTTTTAGAAAGATTAAGATAATGGCAAGTAATAAACTCGTAGTATCAGATTTTGATTTTGATAACGTCAAAGCAAACTTAAAAACATTTTTACAAAATCAACCAGAATTTTCAGACTATAATTTTGAAGGATCAGGCTTTGCCGTTCTTTTAGATACGTTAGCTTACAATACACACTATCTTGGTTTCAATGCCAATATGTTTGTAAATGAATCTTATTTAGATTCTGCTGACATAAGAAAAAATATAGTATCATTAGCAAAAGCAATCGGTTATACTCCATCATCTGTTAGAGCGCCAATGGCTGAAATTGATATTTTAGTTAACAACGCTTCAGGCTCAAGTATATTAATGAATAAAGGAACAACGTTTACAACTACAGTAGATGGAACAGGATATAACTTTCTTACTAACGAAGATATTACAATCACACCTTTAAACGGTGTTTATAAGTTTTCAAATGTTAAATTATACGAAGGTACTTTAGTTACTTTCAAATATACAGTTGATAGCTCTGATTCAGATCAAAGATTTATGATAAGAAATATAGACGCTGATACTTCTACTTTAAAAGTAACAATTCAAAACTCTGTATCAGATTCAACATTAAATACTTACACATTAGCTACAGGTTTAAGAAATTTAAATAATACATCTAAAATTTACTTCTTACAAGAAACAGATACAGGTAAATTTGAAGTTTACTTTGGTGATGGTGTTATAGGAAATAAATTAGAAGATGGTAACATAGTTATTTTAGAATATATTGTTACAAATCAAGAAGAAGCTAATGGCGCTAGTAAATTTGAATTAGGTTCCAGTATTGGAGCATTTTCAAATGTAACTATAACTACTAAATCAAATGCTCAAGGCGGATCAGACGAAGAAGAAAAAGAGTCTATTAGATTTAATGCACCTCTACAATATACAGCACAAGATAGAGCTGTCACAGCAACAGATTACGAAACAATAGTAAGATCAATTTATCCTAATACATTATCAGTTAGTGCATGGGGTGGAGAAGATGATGAAACACCAGTTTATGGTGTAGTAAAAATTTCTATAAAAGCAGCTTCAGGTTCAACTTTAACCGAGGCAACAAAAGCTTCTATTGTAAAAGATTTAATACCTTATAATGTAGCGGCTGTTAGACCAGAAATTATTGATCCAGAAATAACATCAATTTTATTAACTACTACTGCTAAGTACGATAAAAAAGGTACTAGTAAATCCGATGATACATTAAAATCAGAAATAATTACAGCTATTACAAATTATAATAGTTCTACTTTACAAAAATTTGATGGTGTATTCAGATTTTCTAAATTAACAGGTTTAATAGATGATGTTGATACAAGTATTTTATCAAATATAACAACTATTAAAATGAGAAAAAATTTTACACCAACTATATCGTCTTCAACAAAATATGATATATATTTTAGAAATTCAATATGGGATCCACATGATAGTCATCCATCAGTTTTAACATCAACAGGATTTAAAGTTTCAGGTAGTAATAATGAAATGTTTTTAGATGATGATAGTAAAGGTAATGTTAGAAGATATTATCTAGTAAGTGGTGTTAAAACATATGCTAACTCAACACAAGGTACTATTAATTATGAAACAGGTCAGGTAACTTTAAATTCATTAAACGTAGCTTCAATATTAAATATTAGAGGTGTTGTTTCTAATGTTATTGAATTAACAGCTACGCCAAAATCAAATGATATAGTTCCAGTTAGAAACCAAGTTGTAGAGATAGATGTTTCAAATTCAAACATAACTGTAGAGGAAGATACTTTTGTAGGTGGTTCATCTGAAGCTGGCGTAGGCTATACAACTACAACAAGTCATTAATAAACAATGGCGAAATTTGATAATAAAATTTCCAACTTAATACCGACTCAACTACCGGATTTCGTAGTTGACGATCACCCAAAATTTGTAGAGTTCTTAAAAACTTATTTTCAATTTATGGAGGCTGCCGAATTACAGGTAACTTCTATTCAAACTACAGACGGAATAACTTTAGAAAATCAAACAGGCGTTGCTAACAATTTAGTATTAGATGGTGGATCACTTGGTGCTGAACATACACAATTAGATTTAGATGATAAAATTATATTAGAAGATAGTACATATGGTAAATTTACATTTAAAGAAACTATAACAGGACAAACTTCTAAAGCAACAGCTACAGTATTAACGGAAGATTTAGATAATAATAGATTATTCATATCATCACAAGATAAATTTATAATTGGTGAAATAGTTGTTGGTACAATTTCTAATGCGTCAGCTGTTGTTAATTTATATAGACCTAATCCAGTTAATACAATTCAACAATTAACAAACTTTAGGGATCCTGATAAAGTTATTTCAAATTTTTTAGATAGTTTTAGGGACGAGTTCTTTCAAACTATACCAGAAAATTTAGCTTCAGGATTAAACAAAAGAAATTTAATAAAAAATATTAAATCGTTATATAAACTAAAAGGCACACAAAAAGGTCACGAATTATTTTT